TAGGGCAACATTTTCACCAATACCTTTGTTCATGTCCACGCCTAGTTCACGCTGTACGCATGCTTTTAGGTTAAGGGCATTCTTGTTTAAATTGTTTACTATGAATGCAGCAGTCAGCGTGTCAAAGTATGGCTTACTTGGTACACGACCTTTAAAGTATTTGGCTACAGACTTTAAATCAAACTTAGCATTGTGAGCCACCTTTAACTTGTCACTAAACATCAATGGTTCGATGGCTTTAAATACTTCAGCAGGGTTGAGTTGCTTAGGAGCCTCACCAAACTTAGCCACCCATTTGCGTGTGTCTTTGGAATAGTGGGTGTCTAAAATTTCTTTGCCTGATGCTAGGCGACGCTGACCCTCAAGTAGCAAAGGCTTATCGTACCCATCAAGTTCCCCGTTAGGGTGACCCATAGGTATTACATCTGAGCGACCCTCGGTCGCAAAGGAAATCCAGCAGACATCGTTGATGACTGGGTATAGGCGGTCTTCGCCGATTGTTTCTACGTCAAATGCAAAGGCATTGACTTTGGAGTAGTACTCCACAAACTCTTGTAACTGTTCAGCAGTTGTAATGATGTTCATTGTTCCCTCAGAGATTGAAAAAGAGGGCTAAGGCGGAATTGGAAGTAAAACCTTAGCCCTCTTTAGTGAGTGAGACTAGGAGACTAGTGACCTAGCGATGGTTAGCAGTTCCGCACGAGGGGTTACGTATACTGCACTTGTGTCGTACTTAGTTGCGTTAGCAACTAGGTCTTCCACATCCTCTTGGTCGAGTTCCCACTCTTCGGCAAGGTCGGTGCCACGAACACGGTCAAGCGTGTAAGTAGTCTGAGGACCTGAACCCTGACGAGAGATTGCCCAGTAGTACTTGGTCAACGGACCACGCTTGGTATCGTCATTTGCAGCCTTTAACTGGCGTGCCAGTGTTGGAGGGGCTGTCAAAATCATGACACCTGGCTCCTCGTCCGATAGGACAAGGACATTGAAAGCAAACTTGCCACGTGGCTTGTCGCCTGCAATGGTGCAGAGAGGGCAGTCATCGCCTAGACATACAAACGACTTCTTGCCATCACGGTCAATCCAGTGCTGGAAGTAAACGGAGAACGGCTCATCCTCTAGAAAGCGAATGAGTTGGGCTTGCTCAGTAAAGCGGAAGTCACTAGCGTATTCACCAGAATCCTTCTTAGGCTTTAGTAGAGCATCGGCAGCAGCCCATCCTGCTTGGACGGTTGTGCCGTGTTTCGGAGCAACATCTTCGATGTCGTCCGTCAAGTAATCATCTGCGTCAATGATTGGCTTGTTGATAGTCATAATGACCATCTCCTTATTTGGTAGTGAGCCTTGCGGTCTCGGTTGGTTATGAGGTCGGGTGACTCTCAGGGTTTCTCCACGGATTCTTTCCAACGCTTTACTATTGCGTCAGTCAAGTCTTCGTGTTTACTCCATTCTATACGAGCGGAGCCGAGAAGTCCACGTTGGTTAAACTCTTGAATAGCAATTTCAATTAGTTCACGAGTATAAACTCGATTACCATTTACTTTATTCCCATTCAAACTTTTTGAACGTAGGCGGTAGGGAGCGTTAGGAAAAAATCCTTTCTTCTCCCAGAATCGGATAGTGACAACTTGTTTCTCTAATGCTAGTGCTAGTGCACCAACAGTAAATAACTCTGTCTCTGCTCCCTTGATGACTTTAATGATTGGGGATTTATCCCAACCATTAGATTCACCAAGAATTTTGGCACGGATTTTCTGGGACTTCTCAGTCACAGTACGTCTAGGTTGTTTAGACCCAGGAGCGAGATTCAAACCCTCAAATGCTTTAAGGATTTCTTTATCGCTGCGTAATCCAGCCATTAAATCTATTACTTCTTTTTGGTAGTTAGAGCCCAAACAATTTTTGCAGGGAACATCTCGTCGATTTCGTCTTCTGAAATCTTTCCCTCATAATGAGCAGCCATCAAAGCGTCCTCATTAATGACTCGCTTCATCTCATAGACAGTGCCTTCAAGTTGCTTCTCAGCAATGATTTCATCTGCTTTGGTCTCGTCAATCTTGCGAGTTACTCGACGCTGCTTTTCTAGGCGTACTACCTCTTCAATGGTGGATGCTAGTTCAAGGATTACGTTACCCTTGTCGTCTTCAAAACCATTCTCGTCAATCTTTTCAAACAACTTCTCACGAAGTTCTTTCTGACGGGTCTCTAGGACTTCCATTGTTGATTTAAGTTTGATGTACTCACGTACCTGTGACTCTAGGTCATCTGGACCTGAGAAACGTACGCCCTCTTCTGGTGCTGTGTTTGCCAATTTATTTCTCCTAAATTAATTTGGTTGTTAGGAAGTCTATAAGACTACCCACAGTTAAGTCAACCCCACCCTTGGAATTAATTCCAGAGCCATCAAGGATTGCTCCTGCAACATTTCCTTTTTGCTTTAGCATGTCGTACTGCCTCTGCTCAATGGAGCCTGCCACAAGTATGTCTTGCACAGTGATTACTTCCCACTCTGATGATGTGCGGTTGATTCTACCATTGCGTTGGACGGAAAGTCCAGCAGACCATGGCTGGTCATAGTTTACTAAAAGATTACCTTGAGGCAAATCCACCCCATAGCCACCAGCGTCACTAGATACCAGAACACGAACGTCTTGCTCGGTCTGAAAGGATACTTTGGCTGACTCTTTTTGTTTGGCATTCATCTCTCCTGTATAGGCTACTGCTCCATAGCCTGAATCGTTTAAAGATTTTGTAATGGCACTAACTGAATCTAAATACGAAGTAAATACTACAGCCTTGTAGGTGTTGTCTATGTCTAAATGGTCTTTAAGGTAAGCAATAAGCGTGTCTTGTTTTGGCGTTTTTGCTACGCCCTCTAACTGCTCCAGGATGGAATGAATGTAGGCACTGCCTTTGCCTGTGTGCTTCTCAAAATTAGCCGCACTGTTATGGAGTAAGAAAGGATTTGAACACAGCATTCGTAGTGCGGTTATTCGGGACATGACTTCACCACGAATCTGATTGGCTGGGTCATTAGCGTCATAGGTTTGTCCATAGTGAGCGGCAATGTTGAAGTTGCTTCCCAATAGTTCTTTAGCCTCCATAAGAACCCTGTATAAATCTTTGGCTATGTGGTCGTACAGTTGTTGGCTCTTGCGGTCTAACTTCACAATGATTGGGTCTCGGTACACGGCATCAGGTAGGTACGGCTTAACGTCTTCATCCTTCTGTGCTTTACGGACTGCGTGGTCCATTAAAGTCTTATGGAGCAAAGGAAGATTGCGGTATCTCTGAACCCCACCAAAGTGATTGCGGACTATGAATGTCTTGTCAAAGATGTCAAAGCGACCTAAAGCCTGTGGATTTACAAACTGCATGATGGAGAAGATTTCTTCTGGTCTACCATTCTCAATAGGTGTGCCAGTTAAGGCGTATCTTATTGGAATTCTTTTAGCCAAGTCTTTAACTCGCTTGGCTCTCTTAGCCCTAAATCCTTTGATAGCGGTTGCCTCGTCACAGACCACAGCATTGAACTCGATGTTCTTAATGACATCCCAATCGTTAACTACTTGTTCGTAGTTCATGATTACATACTTATGTTCGAACATTTGTTCGTATTGTTTGCTTCGTTGAGTTGATGTTCCGTCTATGACTATGGAGGTACTGTCTGAGAACTTGGCTATTTCTTTTTGCCATTGGTATTTCAAACTGGCTAGGCAAAGTACCAAAGTTAGTTTAGGTGACTGCTTTTCAATAGCAGCAATGGTCATAGGTGTTTTACCAAGACCCATTTCATACGCAACAAGAACTTGCTTCTTAGCCACCATCTTGGCGACAGCGTCAACCTGATACGGTTTCAGTGTTCCTTGAAACATAAGCCTGTTCTCCAAGTATTGAGGGTTTAGCGGTTGCTATTCCCCAAAGTATCTCTTCATCTGTCATCTCACCTGGGTCTTTCTTTTCAGAAGTTCCATAGTTAAAAAAGAATAGATTCATTCCGTATTGACGTGCGTACTTACGGAACTCTTCACAACCTTTACGCCCTGCCTTATCAAAGTTTGGATTGTCTAAAGCAATGATTATTTTATCCGAGGCTCTGATGAGTTTGATTTGTTCTTCCGAAACAGACGCTCCACAGATTGCCACCGCTCCATCAATTCCAGCAGAAGCCATACGGACGCAATCAAGGGGAGACTCCACAACAAATACAACATCTTTATTTTGGTTCTCGATTCCGAATAATGTCCTGGACTTATGTAGTCCTACTGGGCGGTTTTTAAAGGTACGGTCAATTGTACCCTTTTCCTGCCAACCCAGCAGGGTATGTGTATCGGGGTCTCGAAGTGGAAGTATCCAAGTCTTGGTGGCAGGCTCCCACATTACGGAGTATCTATGGACCTCCACAGGGGAAAGGGACCTACCCTCCATAGCCTCCATAGGAGGGGCAGTAAACACGGCTAATCTAGCCTCTGACATTTGTATTGGCTTAGGTGAAGGCAGAATGTAGGTCGGTAATCTCTTTACCATCTCCACAAGAACTTCGATAGGAACTTCAGCAACGCTGGCAATCCAAGCCTCGGCTGCCTTGTAGTCGTACTCTGTACGGACATCCCAGACCTCTATGTAAAAGTCTTTTATGTCACAGACTAACTGGACTAAGTTACCTTTGTATCCACAAGAGAAGCAAGTGTGCATGCCTGACTCAAGGTTTATCCACCACGAAGGCGAATGGTCTTCTTTGCCTGTACGTCTAGAATGCATAGGGCATAAAGCATTAGCCTCGGCACCACGTTCGGAATAGTCCATGCCTAAAGCGGCTAGGACTGTTGGAATGTCAAAGGTTTTCAAGGCTTAATTCCATACACGGTGCAGTAAGAACACTTGGCTGATTCGTCATGGAAACATCCTGTCTCCCAATTCCAAGTAATGCTGGTCTCGGATGGCGGACAGTTACGAGCCTGAACAACTTTTAGTAGACGAACTTTATCGTCTTCTTCTACCTCTTCTAAACCTAGGATGACATCCGAGTCTTGAAAGAATGATGACGAGTAACCAATGGAGTCCGCAGTTACTTTACCGCCACGCATCTTCCATAACAAGGTCTGTGTGCTGATGATTACTGGGATGTCTAGGCGTTGAGCGACACGCTTTAGGGCACGGGTGATGTTGGTCAAAGCCTGTGGAGTATTTGCCTCACCTGTTACTTGGTCAAGCATCAGGTATACGCCGTCAACAAACAACACATCAGGCTTTAGTTGTTCTGCCTTTGCCATCAGTGAATCTACTGTTAAACCGTTAACGGCATCCACGAAGTGGAATGGATGCTTAATCTTTAGCCCATCAATAGTTTTGATTAATCGTTCTTCTTCTTGAGTGTTAAGGTTTCCAAGACGCAGTCTTGCGTTTGAAACGTTCGATGCCATGGAGTAATAGCGTTGAGTCTGCTCGTGGTTGTTCATCTCAAAGGATTGGAACATTGGAGTAAGCCCAGCGTTATGAACATTAGTAGCCATACGTAAGCAAATCTGTGACTTACCTGTCTTAGGTGGAGCGATAACAGTAATCAACTGACCACCCTGTAGCCCTGCAGTAGCCTTATCTATCTTGTCAAAGCCCGTAGGAACCCCAAGGAGGACCGAGTTCTGCACGCTTTGGTATTCATCCCAAAACTTATCTGGGTCCTTGGTGAGGTCTAGGTGAGTTGTTCCAATGACACCTTGAGCGTTTACCACTGTGACAGTGTTGCTCATTTCTGACAGAGCAGCCTCGTGGTCATTCTGTTGGACTAATTCGATTACGTTCTCGATACCGTTACGGGTCAGGGTACGGCGACGGAATGAAACCATCTGGTCAATCAAATAATCGATAGTGTCT